ATGGCGTTGACCCGGAGGACGTGGATAACCAGATGGCGATCATTGCGGGCCTGACCCTAAAGGCGGCCAAGGGCGACGCGAAGGCGGCAAAGGTGCTGTTTGACTTGTTGGGAGAGCAGGGGGCGGCGGGCGCCGGCGGTATGCAGGACATGGACGACGATCCGATCACCGCGTCGCTGAAGGAGGAGATGGGAAATGGGCTTCTCTGAAAAGCAGAGGGAGATTCTGCGTTTCCCATACCGGGACTATGATGCGCTTATCTGTGACGGCGCGGTGCGGTCGGGAAAAACCTCAGTCATGTCGTTGTCCTTCTTCCTGTGGGCAATGGGACGTTTCAACGGCTGCGCGTTTGCACTCTGTGGGAAGTCGGTAGGAGCGGTGGAGCGCAACATTGTGACGCCGCTTCTGGCGGTGCAGTATTTGCGGCAGAACTTCACCATTTCCTACAGCCGCTCCGGCCATGTAATTACGGCCCGGCGTGGGGTGCGGGAGAACCGCTTCTACCTGTTCGGCGGCAAGGACGAGAGCTCCTACACGCTGATTCAGGGTATCACCCTGGCGGGGGTTTTGCTGGACGAGGTGGCCCTGATGCCCCGCTCTTTTGTGGAACAGGCCATGGCCCGGTGCTCCGTGACAGGGGCAAAGCTATGGTTCAACTGCAACCCGGAGGGGCCGCAGCACTGGTTCCGGCAGGAGTGGATTCTAAAGGCGGAGGAGCACAAGGCCCTCCATCTGCACTTCACCATGGAGGACAACCCGGCGCTGGACGAGGCCACCCGGGCCAGATACCGGAGCATGTATGCCGGGGTGTTCTACCAGCGGTACATTCTGGGCCTGTGGGTCATGTCGGAGGGGCTTATCTACGACATGTTTGACCAAACAGAGAATGTCTACCGGACGCAGGAACGCCCGGTGGATCTGGAATGGGTTTCCCAGAGAACCGTGGCCTGTGACTACGGTACCGCCAACCCTACGGTGTTTCTGGACATCTATGACCACGATGGAGTGATCCGGGTGGACAGGGAGTACCGCTGGGACAGCCGGAAGGAGCGCAGGCAGAAGACCGACCAGGAGTATGCCGACGACCTTCTGGACTTTCTGGGCAGGGAATGGTGCGCGGTGATCGTAGATCCCTCGGCGGCCTCGTTTATCGAGGAACTGAGGCGGCGGGGGGTGTATGTCATCCCGGCGGAAAATGAGGTGCTGGATGGCATACGCAAGACCGGAAGCCTGTTTCATCGCAGAAAAATTCTGGTCAGTGAAGCCTGTGCCGGCCTGCTGGACGAACTGGGCACCTATTTGTGGGACGAGAAGGCGGGCCAGCGGGGGGATGAGAAGCCCCTGAAGGAGCGGGACCACGGGCCGGACGCCCTGCGCTATTACATCAATTCACTGCCGGACTGGAGGTTCGAGTAAGTGTCCAGACGCAATAAAAGCCGCCCCAGGGGCGCACAACCAAATACCGAGGCGGTGAGCGTACAAGACGCATTTTCCAACCCGCTGTTCCGGCTGGGCTATGGCTCCCAGTCGCCGCTGGAGGCCACAGAGTATCCGCTGACCCGGATGACGGACAACTACGCCCTGCTCAACTCCCTCTACCGGGACAACTGGGTAGTACAGAACGTGGTGGGCATCATCCCGGACGACATGACAAAGAAGTGGTTCGCTCCCGCCGGAGCGGTGGGGCCGGAGCACCTGAAGGAACTGGATCGCGTTCAGCGCGTGACGGCGCTCCGGGAGCGGGTCAACGAGGGACTGCGGTGGGGCAGGCTGTACGGAGGCGCCGCCGGACTTATCATGATCCGCGGACAGGAGGGGATGCTGGGCCAGCCACTGGAGCTGGAGAGCATTTACCCCGGTACCTTCCAAGGGCTTTACATACTCGACCGCTGGCAGGGCGTGGTACCCGGTATGGAGCTGGTATTCGAGGGCGGAGAGCCGGTGCCCGCCTATTACTCCATCACCGACGCCAGGGGGAACACGGTGGCGAAGGTGCACCACTCAAGGCTGGTGCGGTTCACCGGCCGCGACCTGCCCTTCCTGGAGCGGGTGGCGGAGCTGTACTGGGGAGAGTCCGAGGTGGAGGCCCTATACAATGATGTGGTTAAGCATGACAACGTGGCCGCCAACATGGCCGCGCTCACCTTCCGGGCCAACGTGGACACCATGGAGGTGCAGAACCTGGACCAGCTCTTTTCCGTTACGTCCGGGGAGCAGCAGAGGCGGTTCTGGAACGTGATGCAGGCCCAAAGCGTGATGAAGTCCAATTTCGGCATGCAGTTGGTCAACCGGGGCGACCAGATTAAGAATACCCAGTACACCTTCACCGGGCTCCAGGAGGTCTACGACTCCATGTGCCTCGACCTGTCCGGCGCGTCCCGGATTCCGGTGACCAAGCTGTTCGGACGCTCCCCGGCGGGGATGAACGCCACCGGGGAGAGCGACCTTCGGAACTACTATGACTACGTGGACACGCTGCGGGAGGCCAAGCTTCGGCCCATTCTGGAAAAGCTGCTGCCGGTCCTGGCCATGTCAGCCTGGGGGGCGGTACCCGACGGGCTGGACATCACTTTCCCGCCCCTGTGGACTCCCACGGCGGCCGAGGTGGCGGAGATCGCGCTGAAAAAGGCCCAGGCCATCCGGGATACCTTTCAGGCGGGCCTGTTCCGGGCGGACACGGCTCAGAGGGAGCTCAAGAAGCTGGCGGACGAGACCGGGATGTTTGACAGTATTTCCGAAGAGGAGATCGCGGCCAACGCCGGGAAAACCTACCAGGATGTGACCGCCCTGCGCGACCCGCTGGCTGGGATGGGGTATGGAGGAGAGGTATCTGCCCCTTTTGAGTCAATTGCACAGGACGCGGCAGTGATGGATTATCCTGGTCAGCCGAGAGAGAAAAACGGCCGTTTTTCCGAAGGAAAAATGTTGACTGAGGGAATCAAAAGTGGTAAGATTCCCCTCCTGGACAGAACCGTTGGAAGAAACCAAACCGTAACAGCAATGGGACAGGACGGCTCTATGGAACGGTATAAGCTGGCGCCGGGCAGTAAAATTACAGATGCGTACATCTTTGCGGGCGGGCCTGGACAGAAGCCAATAAGTGTAGCTCATTTTTTGGAGGGCAAAACAGGAATCCCAGCGTCACAGTGGAGGAAGGCACAAGGGCACGGAGTTGTGCTTAATGCTGGGGCCCAAAAGGGAGCTGTTCTCCATTGGTTCGAGGCAAATGGAGAGATGTATAGCGTAAAAGTGGTGAAATGGGAATGAAAGTCAGGTTTCTTGGCGAGAGCGACCCGCTTATGCTCATGCATGGAAAGGTATATGATGTGACAGCGGTAGAGAACGGATGGTACAGAATTGTAGACGAGGACAGCGAAGAGAATCCTTATGAGGACATCCCAAGCGGGTATCTCTATCCGCCGGAATTGTTCGAAATTGTGGAGGAATAAATGCCGTCACTGAACCGCACCCCCAATGAAAAGGAGCTAGAAAAGCTAGTCTCCATCTATCTAAGAGCGGAGACCGCCATCATCAACGAGATTGGGCGGCTTCGCTCCCAGGGCCTGGTGGATTACCACGCTGTGGCCGCCCTGGAGCGGGTGCAGGCCATCCTCCGGCAGATGGAATCAGACTGCTGGGAATACGTCCCAAAGATGATTGAAAAGCAGTTCTATGTCCGGGTGCCAGAGGCCCGGAAGGCCCTGGAGGTGCCGGAGACGGCGGCCAAGCACGCCGCAGGCTACGCCAACGCGGCCGTGCTCACGGGTGAGCAGCACGCCATTGTGGACCGGCTGGCGGCAAACTTGATGGGGGAGATTACCGACGCCTCCATGACTGTGATGGCTACCCTGCAATCCGCCCTGATTGGCCGTGTGGAGCCGGATGTATACCGCCGGGTGGGGCTGGAACAGGTGGCGGCGCAGCAGGCCGCAGGACGCGGCGTGAACGCCTCAGTGCCCGCCTTTGTGCAGGCGCTCCGGCGGGAGGGCGTCCGGGCCTTTACTGACAAGGCGGGGCGGGACTGGAGCCTGCATACCTACTGCACGATGGTCTCCCGCACCACCTCCAGGCAGGCGGAGGTGTTGGCGGTGCTCACCGCCGACTCCGAGCACGACCTGTATATGATCTCCAGCCACGGTACCACCTGTGCGCTGTGCGCGCCCTACGAGGGCCGGGTATACTCCCGCAGCGGCACAGACCCGGACTTCCCGCCCCTGGCGGCGGCGTTCGGGAAGGTAGACCCGGCAGGGCCGGACACACTGGCAAACACCTGGCTGAATATACACCCCAACTGCCTCCATGTGCTGCTGCCCTGGACGGCGGCGGGCCGGACAGATGAGGAGATCCAAAAAATAAAGGATTTCTCCAACCCCCGCAAGAACCCGTTCAGCCGAGACCCGCGGTCGGAGAGCCAGATTGCGGCTTACCGCAAAAAAGAGCGGGCCCGGGCCCAATGGCTGGCGGATTACCGCCAGTGGGAGCGCTATCGGGTGACGCTGGGGAACCGGGTGCCCGGGAGATTTGAGACCTTCCTGCATCAGAAGCGGGAGGACGGAGAGCGGTACCGTCTGTGGCGATTGGATTACCGCAGGAGGGCCGGGCTTTTAGAGCATCCAGAGCGGGCACTTCCCGGAGCAGACAAAGCCAGCGCCGCAGACGCCAAATTTACAGGGTATTTTTTTAACCCGGAAAGCAGAGACGGGTATCCAAAGGGGGATGCATTTTCGTCCCGCTTAGGCTATAATAAAGACAACTGGGAAAAGATGCGGGAAGAAATTCTGGATGCAGCAACAAGGTATCCCTCTGTACTCAAACGGGAGGATGTTCATGGAAGGCGTTATGAACAGTTGGTTGTCCTGTATGGACGTAAAGGAAGCCCTGCGAATGTACTGCTTGCCTGGAATGTCAGACCGGATGGAACAACCCACTTTGTAACAGCTCATATGGAGAAGATATAAATGGCAAAATATCAGCAATATGAATCTGTTTTACTTAAGGATGGCCGGATCGCCACAATTGTGGAGGTCTATGAGCCGGGAGCCTATGATGCCGATATTGGGGATTCTCCCGAAGATTGGGCGACGGTTTATGGTATCACAGATGATGAGATTGAGCGGAAAGCGACCGAACAGGAGATGGATAGGAAGTACCGGGAATCCATGCGGCAGCTAAGGGAACAGGGAATTTTGGAGTGAAGGAAAATGACAGAGCAAGTGATACGGGCCATTGAGGCCGCGCTCAAGCGTGGACTGCGGGTGGAGTTGCTGCTGGACAAGGATGGAACCATCAAGGTGCAGACGGTATCCCGCAAGAAACTGAATATTGTTCCCACGCCCTGAATGGTGGGCGGGAAGAGCTGAATGGAGCTGACAGGAGAAATCCTGCCGGCTCCTTTTTTATTTGCAAAGTGAGGTGACGGCATGACCTATCTGGAACTGCTGCAAAGGGCGCTGGCCGAGGAGATCGAGGCCACGCGGCTGTATCTGGCCTGTATGGCCCTGGCACCGCGGGAGGATCTGGGGGTACTGCTGGAGATCAACAAGGACGAGACCGACCATGTGGCGCTGATTTCCTCCCTGATCTCCCGGCAGACCGGCCGGGACGCGGACTATGCCGCAATGGTGCCGGGGGTGGACTGATGGCGGTTGCGTATTATGGCTCCCATATCTCGGAGCACCTGGTCAAGACGCCGGAGGGATACCTGATCTGCTACGATGTGCCGATCAACCGGACCGGCACGCAGATGTATACGGCGGGAGAGCTGGGGCTGGAAGGAGAACCGGAGCGGCCAGTGACCGTCTACCGCCTGGAGGAGGACGTGTTCTCTCCGGCGGCGCTGGCCAGCCTGGAGGGAAAGGACATCACCAGGGGGCACCCGGCGGAGATGCTGGCTGCGGAGAACCAGGCTTCCTACTCCAAGGGGCACCTGGAGCATGTGCGCCGGGATGGGGACAACACCGTGGCCGACCTGATTATCAAGGACCCCGGACTGGCTTCCGACGTGGAAAGCGGTGTGCTGAGGGAGGTCTCCTGCGGCTATTATTGCAGGTTTGAACCATACCTGGACGGATACCGGCAGACAAACCTGGTGGGCAATCACGTGGCGGTTGTGCCGAGAGGCAGGGCGGGCCACAGTGTTGCAATAAAAGACCACGCCGCCGGAAAGGCGGAGAAAGGACTGAAACGAATGAAAAAAGAGACCAAAGAGGCGCTCTACCGGTTCTTCGGCCTGGCGGCAAATGACGCTGCACCGGAGGAGCTGGAGCAGTTGACCCGCGATGTGAGTACGGTCGCCACTGCGCTGGACGCCGAACCCGCCGCAAAGGC